CGGAGAACGCTTTGCTAGGTTTTGAACCTAGTACTGTCCCTCTTAACCCATCAGTAGTCTAATCTACCTGTAATTCAATAAATGAAAGGCATTACCTATGCTGAACACAAGTATCATCAATACTTTCCAGAAGTCCTTAAGCACTTTCCAGTTTATCGAACCCGAATCGTTCTCTGAACGATTCGCGCAAGATAGATACTGGAAAAAACTTGAGGTACCGTGTAACTCTCACCTTGATTTACTAACTTCCCAATGTTGGGAAAATTGGTTGTCTAATGATGAAGCGTTACCGGAAATCGAATTACCACACAAAGAGTGGTACATCGCGAGAGATTTCTTACATAGAAACCTCAAGCAGTATCGTCATAAAACCATGCGCTTCCCTAAAGGAAGTGAATTCCATCCCACCCGCGGTCATAATAGCTTAGAAGCTAGATTGACTAAGAGTAAGTGGACATGTACCCATGATAACTTTATCGGTTTTGCCGATTTGGTTTATGGGTCGAATGCCCTTAAAAAAGCATTCAGAAAACGATACGACAAATGGTATAATTCCAAGAAGCTCAAAATCACAAAGTGTCAATTCGACAAGTACCTCTACAAAAAGTTTAAGCGTACCGAGAATATCGGTCGCGAAATCTTTAAGTGGAAGTTATCGAAGATAACCACTTTCGTTTATGGTAGTCGTTGGTCTAGTGTTTACAAAAACACAGAAAAACGTCGACCTATAAATGTTGAGCCGTTTGGAAATATCCTTACACAGTTGTCAATTGGCAGTGATATTCGACACCAAATTAAACAAATATTTGATGTCGACTTGGACACCCTTGCTGATACGCAGAGATTGCGTATCAAAGATGTTGACCAAGTAGCAACTATAGACCTCAAGGATGCTAGTGATAGCATATCTTGGAGTTTATGTTGTTTTTTACTACCGAAGAGTCTGATATCGACACTCGAAAGAGCCAGATCTCAGATGACCTACGGTCATGATAAAAACTATCATGTCGTAAAGAAAGTATCATCTATGGGTAATGGGTTCACTTTCGAACTCATGACCTTGATACTGACAACGGTGTGTAGAACTCTTGATTCGAGTGCTACCGTTTTCGGAGATGACATAATCATCAATTCCACTAAGTCTTCACGACTTATCGAACTGTTGACTTCTGTCGGACTTAAAGTAAATGTTGAAAAATCATTTACTGAAGGCCCTTTCCGAGAATCATGTGGTGGCAATTATCATAAAGATGAAGGTTATATCGAGTCTTACGACTTTAAATATCCTGAATCCATAGGTGATTGCGTGTTAACTTGGAATAAGATTGTCCGTTTAGGACGTCTTTATCCGAGTTTTCACAAACTCAAGCAAGTGCTCTACCGTTCAATCCCCAATGCCTTGCGCGGGGGCCCGTGTCATAGTTTCGAGACTAGTGATATTCTCGATCTCTATGGTAACCACGGTTTGAACAAGGAACCTGTTGTTTCTTTCCCTCTTTTTTTCGTCACTGAGAAGTGGCCAGATAAAAAGGTTAAGATAAATCCTCAAGTACAAGAGCGGATCCGAAACTATCAATACGACGTTAAATCTTTTAACGCTGTATGTGGTTTTGAATTCAAACCTGAACTAAGGACACCAACCGCTTCAGTTATGTCGTCATACCAATGGGGTAAATACTTAATGTATTTACACGCTGGAATGAAGACCGCTGATGTGCTTGGTGGCACAGGAAAATGGGTGAATATTCAACTCGTTTCATCGGGGACAGAGATCTTTCGAACTCGTTCCCTAATGAGCTAAGTTTCACTCACCGGATTATCCGGGGCCCACTTTTTTTTGTGGGG